GAACTTAATCCCCCACGTCCAGAGTAAGAGCCCCTACCGGCAGAGCTTCCGCCATACCGAGAGCCACCTACTCCGCGATTACCTTCACCCGGAGAGTTACCAAAACCTCCGAGAGAGCTTCTTCCAGAGCTAGGAGTATCACCCCTGCCCATATTACTACTAGCCGGATCAGTCGCAGGCTTATTAGCTCCTGCGGGATTACTCTTAGTAGGAGACAAAGAGCCCATAAAGCTCTTGAAACCAGACTGCAGATCACTCAATCCTTTAACAGCACTTCCCGCAAGATCAGCCATCTTAGCGACTTGTTCTCGCCTTTCGTAGAAGCTTTTAGTATAATTCTTCCAGTTTCCGACTTCTCCAAACGTATGTTGTCCGACTAGGCCGAAAGTACTATTGGCCCAGTTGGGTTTTGTTTCTTCGGGATTGAAATAAGAATTAGCCTGAGGGTTGTCAACAGTAATAGCTCCATTGTAAAAACTATCGACAGCAGCCATTATAGCAGCACCATCTTCTTTGAAGCCAGCCAGAGTATTCTTAAGACTCTTACCGGGCATCATCGAGTTATACTGCGACGGCTTAAGGACTTCGCCAAGATCATTCTTGACAGCCATTCTGTTTTCAATACTAGCCATCATGTTGCTAAATTCTTTGACGGCAGCCGGGTCATTCTTTGCAAGAGCTTTACGTTGCTCAGGGGACAGTTCTCCTGCTAGAGCAACAGCAATCTGACGACGTTCTGCAGGACTTCTCTGAGTCAAACCAGCATTAGCCAGCTGAGCCGGAGTAGCTGTATTCGGATCAAAACCAAAAGCGCCAAGAGCGGTAGTGCTAGGTGCCTGATTAACAACAGACTGAGCAATATTCGTATTTTCACGGGGAGTATAGTCAGGACGAGGAGTAGGAACGCCCATAAAAGTTTTAGCGGGCATACCGCGCCTCGTAGCATCAAGATCGCCTTGCCATTGATCACCAAGAGGGCCCCAACCGGAATCCTGATCAGGGGCGTAAGTCTCAGGATCAACTGTATCGAAATGCATTCGACCCGGACCCATATATCCAGCACCTACACTCTGAACACCAAGTTCAGAAGCGGCGATACTGATATCTTTCAGCGTATTCTTGTCCGTGATTTTATTTCTCTGAGCATCATAGACGTCAAAATCAAGGGCCTTTGTAGTTTTATGACGATTACTGCCATGCTGGTGACCTTCATCTTCGGTACCAGAAATGCCTACAACAGTCGAACCCGGAGATACTAATTGTGCGGCTTGAGTAACCTTATCAATAATTTCTGTACTAGGTCTGTTAGGACGCTTTGGTCCGTAACTTTCGACATAACTAGCATGTCTCGGACTCCCGAGAGCAGCGCTCGTAACGACATCTCCCACACTAGTTTCGTAAGGATTTCGAGTGATTTCTCGACCAAGCTCTTTACCAAAAGCGCCATTTATCATAGCACTCTTCATAGCTGCTCTGGTCTGAGCTTCATTAGGAGTTAAAGTAGTTCGACCATTTACGACACCACCACCGCTCGCCATGCCCGAGTCACCGAGTGTAACACCATAGGACTTATTACCAATAGTCTTATCGCCAGCATAGCCTTCATCGTCACCAGTAAAAAAATTACCGAGACGGTTCATAATAGAGCCTTTTTTAGGCTCGGATAAATTCATATCCTTAGCTAGTTGTTTCTTAGCAAGACGGTTGTTCCAACCCATGCCAACGGTAGCAATTTTCGCACCTACCCCGACAGGCCCCGGGATAAAACCAGCGGCTTTTAGAGCCATCGGTGTAGAACGGAATCCATAGTTGTTACTAGCATCCCTTTTGAAACCTTTACCACCAGCTGAACCACCTTCGGTACGCTTGCCAGCATTAGCAAAGCGGTCTGGAACAGGAGGCATAGGAGCAGGAACAGACGAGTTCTTAGGCTCGTCAGGTTGATTAGGTTCATCAACATCTTTAGGGAGTTGGCCTGTAAGTTCCATCGCCTGAAGATCAGTACTGTCTAGTACTCGATACTCAGTCGGATCAACTACAGGCTCGCCAGTTTCCCAATCAACAAGAACAGTACGAAGCGTGCCAGACGCAGTTCTTTCGTACATCTCTACGGCATACTTCTTACTCTTCTTTTTAGCCATTGTTTTTCCTGTTCGTATTAGACTCACTTTTTAGTACAGCTTCTGCATACTCTTTAGCTCGTAAAAGCGATTTAAGTTCCTCAATAGCTCCTTGATAACGCTTTAGAGAACCTTCATCACAACTTTCCATTAAAAAGTGGATGTCATTTACTCTGTCTTTTGCGTATGTTTCAATAGCTATCTGATCAAAGAACTGATTGACTACTCTCGCAGTTTCACGCTTCACTATTTAGCTCCGCTAGGTGAGGGTTTCTCCTTAGGGGCTGAGTTAGCTCCGCCACCACTTCCAGTAAACCCAGATGAACCGGGACTAGGAGCAGCACCGGGTTGGATATTTCCACCACCGTTACCAGTAGGGTCTCCGACCCCCGGAGCAGCAGCAGGATTACCGCCAGCTTGCATTTCTTGGGGCGGAATACCCATAGCAGTATTAAGCTGCTTTACCATCTCAGCGTTAATAAGTGCTTCGCCCTGATCTGCAACAGCTTTCTCAGCGTCGAGGTCCATAGACTTGGCCAACTCCTTAAGGAGATAATTACGCTTTGTCCACGGTGCATCCATAGGATTACCAGTGACTTGGAGAAACTGCAGAATCTTCTGTGAACGAACTTCATTCCTCATAAGACTGTCAGTACCAAGGGCTACAATATCCAGATCACCAACAAAATCTTCTTTGAAGTTGAACTGCATATTGAAAGCATAAAGGGCCTTCCCGAGAGGCATCAACAGGTAATCGTCAATATTACGGATAACCGATTTAATGTTCTTGTCTGCCGCTCCCATAAGCATTGACATACCAGCGGCAGTCCTCCCAGTAGACATCACGCCCGACATGCCATGTGAATAGCTTGGGAGACCTGTTGCTTCGTCTGCAAGTTGTCGTGCCTTATCAAAAAGGAGCATACACTCTTGCGTGACATTCGGGAACTTGTTAGCAAAAATAGACTGACCCGGGTTACCCTGAGTCAAAAACGTCTTTCCCGGATAGATTTCGAAATCCTGACCGGGCTTCATATTAGTTTCGTTGATTTCGAAGACGATATTGGAGCTTAGAACACCGTTATCGACAGCCATACGCATAAACCCGTTCATCAGCAACTGCGTATCAGCCATGTTCTCGCCGACACCGATGCCAAAGATAGAATAAGGGTTTACTTCGTAAGGAGCAATATAATAAGGGATGCGAACAGGGGTGTAAGGATTGAAGACAAGACGAAGAATCTGATTATTACAAATCCAAGCATTAACTTGGACTTCGTCCATATCCTTGTATTCATCAGGGATTTCCATCCCAGCGATTTCCTCGACGTCAGAATCCACAAGACCCCAGAATTCGAGAACTTCAAATCTCTCAGAACCCGGCTCGGACTTCTCGTCTCTAAGGACGGTTTCCCAATACTCTTCTTGATACGAATCACCATAGTTTATGGCAGCATCAATACTCTCAGTCCTAAAGAAGGGACGCTTCTTCAGAGCACGGAGTTGTGACTTAGACATCCTGTGGCGCTGGATGAAATACTCCATTTCCTCAGGCTTTCTTGCCTCAGGATCAGGATAAGCATCCCAAACAGACACATGTTGGACGTCAGCTACCAACTTCTTCTCAGGTTTATATGCACCTGTTTCATCCCATCTGGGATACTCTTTGTCCTTAGCAATTGGACCCTTGAAAACGCCTGTACCAAGCAGGGCGAACTCGAAGCAAAATGCTCTGAGTGACTTCGTAGCACCAGCCTCTTCAAGCTGATCACGAATCTGCTTGTCCATCAACTCGGCCGCCTTAGCAGCAGGCTCAAAGGTAACCGAACTCTGAGTGGAGATCACACCAGACGTCAGTCGGTCCTTAATGGGCTCTAGCTTGCCTTCCAGAGGTCCTAGAGCGGCTAGGAGGCTCGGACGGGCGATTGTAGCAGATACCTGAGGTCCCGCAGGAGCAGTAGGAGCCCCACCGGCTGGGGCAGCGCCCGGAGGCCCACCCGCTCCCGGAGCAGCAGGGTCGAAAGAGACATTGGCCTCTATACCAAGCGGCTTAGGGGTCGGCTCGACGCCGATGGGGAATCTGTTGTCAGCAAAAAGGACTTCCGTAATCTGTGCGTAAGCAGCGTTTACCTTTGTCTTAGTAATTTTGATAAACGCTCTGCTCTTCTCAGTACTCGTAAATTGAACGTCCGGCCCGTACAGACCACGGAAGTTACGGTAAGCTTCTAGCCAACGGTTTTCGTCAAAATATCTCGACTCTTTAGCTCGGGCATAACGTCCTTGGATATAGGAGACAAGACCGCCGTATTTCAGATTCTCCTGCTGGACTGCAAATTCGCCTTTCGGCTCTTCTAGAGAGACAGTCTCACTGGATACTTCTACCATTACATTTTTAGGTGAGACAGAAGAAAGACTAGAACCCAGAGGAGTTCCCGTCAGAAAGCCACCATTACCAGCCATGTTTTATCCTTAATATCCAAATACGGAATCACCGGGCCTGTAACGCGCCTTGGTCACACCTTTGTTAAATGTTTCAAATACAGATGTTGCCGAAGGTCGTGTCATCACACCGTAACGAAGGGAATCATAACTGTGGTCATCGGCATACTTGTCGTCGATATCGTCTTTACCATCAGGATGGATGGGAATGACTTCGAGAGTGGCAATAACGTGACGACAATCTTCGGAAAATAGAATGCCCGGTTGGTTAGTGTATTCATCATTCTTAAGCAACTCGTGTATTCGGTTCATGCCAGCCTTGCGGGACCCGTCTGTTCGGTCACTCGGACGCCAACGAGTACCGGCTTGAATCATTTCTTCAGCCAGTGATGGGCCGTTATGACCCTTTTGGTGCCAACAAGACGAATCGAGTACACCGTAACTAATACTTTCGCCAGCTTCAAGTTCTAAGACTTTACGGGCAAGATCACGAGCGGTAAGTCCTTTAACATACAGCTCCCGATACACGTGCAGAGTTTCATTGTGGTCAACCGCGTACCAGTGTACGCAACTGGCGGAACGCGATGAGTACCCGAAGTCACAGGATCGGAAACGTCTCCAAGTACTAGGTACTTCGAATCGTGGCACAACGTGTAGACTTCTTCTAAATTCCGGGAAAGCGGCTCCGTCTGCGACATTCCAATCTCCGTCGAGCAGCTGACGCCGCTCTTGTTCAGGCATTGATAAAAGATTTCCTTTGTACTCGTAGCCGAGATAAGGGTTGTCTGTTAGTTTAGCAGGGATGAAACGCCTATAGAATAGTGGCGTACCCCAACGATCTTCCGGAAAGTCCGGATCGCCATCGGGAACAGAAATAACTTCATCTGTCTCCATGTCTCTTGCTGGGAATCGTTGACCATAAGGAGCCGGATCGATAAACATACGCTTGACCCACCCATGCCCGGGGCCTCCCGGGTTTGTACTCGCTCTCATACTAAGATAAGGCTTAAGAGCATCATCCTTAGTTCTAAGGCGAGACCGGAGGTAATTCCATGCAAAAGGGGTGGGATGCTGGGTCAATTCATCAAAACCGATCCAAACAAAGGACTGACCTTGGTACCGAAGGACGTCTTTCTCTTGTTCAAGATAAGTCATCCACAGCGTAGCACCGGAAGGAAAGCTCCATTGCTTGTCCTGCTGATTCCATTTAGCTTTCGGGTACAAAGCAGGATATAGTTTCTGTGATTCCCAGATAAGTTCTTTTAATTCGTCGTTCGTTCGCCTTAAGAGAAGACCACGAAAGTTGCCATACCCAAAATAACGAGCAGCGTCAGCAAGGAGGGCATAAGATTTGCCACCTCCTGCAGCACCTCCGTAAAGGACTTCAAGTTCTGACGCAGCGAGGAAGGATACTTGCTTGGGGTTTGGCTTGAATATGATGTCGTCTTCATTAATCCCTTCAGGGGTTTCAATTTCTTTAAATATTTCAGAAGAAATAGGCAGCGTGAAGACGGGAATGTCTGCTTTTGCCTTGTTATCAGCAATAATTCCGAGGTCTATTTGGGCCTTTTCGATCCTTTTTTGAGCTGCAGCGATGCGTCTTTTGTCATCAGCAATAATCTGCCGACGTTTCTTGGCGAGACGCTCTTCTTCAGTCAACTTACGTACCGGTTTCTTGGTCGGTATGACTATTTTACGCTTTACACGGGGTCGATGACGGAGCCAGACCTTCCGAAGACCCATGACAGACAGTGTATAACCGTCCGGACAGTGAGAATTTAGGTAATCTCGGACATCTCGGAGGGAAATTCCGTTATCAAGCTGGTCTAAAGCCTCGTCGAGGACATAAATAACTTCAGGGATCGGGATAATTCTTAATTTATCGTCCGACCGTCTGTAACCGTAGGGCAATCTCTTGCCGGGGTGAGGCAATTCCGGGTATTTTTCCAGAATAGCCTTCTGTTTATCGTCCATTTTCAGCCTTTACTTACTTTACTTACTTCTTCTTTTGTTTCCTGAATCCGGGAGCTTGGACTTTGTTCTTTTTGCTAAATGAGCTTTTAGTACCAAAAGGCTTCGGCTCTAGGAATTTAGCTTTTGAAGCATTTTTATGTTTTGCATACTCCATTCCAGCTTGGACTTTGTTTACATACTTGTCGCCCATCGTCTTACGAGCAAGAGAGTCATCAGAAATCTTCTTTTGGACCTCCTCAGATTCTTTCATATAAGAATTAATAACTCTGCCGATATGTCCGGCTTTACCCTTACGTTTTTCACGCTTGAGTGTTTCGACAGATTCAGAAGGAGGGACAGGGTTACCTGTATTACGGACGACCTCTCGCCAAGCTGACATATCCTCAGCCGTAGCAGACGACTTCCGCTTGTCTTGTACTCTCTTGGATTGTCGTCTACCTTTGGTGAGCATTAGAGGCCCCGAGCCTTTGATCTCGCCATAGGGTTGGCTTGTGACGGAAGGGGTTTAACAGAACGAGGCTCAAACATAGGAGCAGGACGATAAGGGGTCCCCTGAGCTTGCATAGGCATGGCTCTCGGCATACCAGCACCAGACATGACGGGGTTCTGGAGATAGCCAAACGAACCTTTAGCTTGGTTCTGCATATTCGGAGCAACAGGGGAATTCATAGGAGTCTTGGGAGTAGGCATTAGTGAAGTTCCTTCACGAGTAAATTTAGCAGACCTTTGGATTCTTCTTAGTAATATCGAGATGGAACTGGGGGTCCCGGCGGTCGTCCTTTTTAGGAGTCATCTTTGTAGGCTTGAGGTGAGTACTATTTGCTTTTGCCATTTTTCTTCTTTGTAAATCTGTGTGAATCTTGTACAGGTTTAGTCTTATTGGATGAAATCCGACCCCTCCACTTCATTTAGAAACCTTTCGTTCACTACGCTTCTTATAGAGCTTTATCTTGTCTCGTTTAGAAAGGGAGTCTTCGCCTCTTAAAGATTTATTGGTATTACTCGATAACCTCTGCTTCTTCAGCGATAGTGATTGTCTTCGCTTGGTCAAATTTGACATACTCTTGAGCCTCCTTAGCGGGAAGAATAAATATCCCACCAGACGGGACAGAAATATTAAGATCAGGAGACTTTTCTACCAAGCCTACTCGATCAGTAATCATAGAAATAGTTTTAAGAAGATTTCCCGCCCCGGGTTGGTTCGGGTTATCCAACATAGAAATTAGTTTTATAATAGCCTTCGGGGTGTGGGCAGAAAGGAAGGACTGAGCATGATCTAGGATGGCTTCACGAAGTGGAGTTATTACTTCTTTAACAGTAGTACTCTCTGAGTACCCAGCTAGTCTCATGGCCTCCCGGAAATTGCCCTCGGCTACTCCAAATAGAGTGGCTAAGAATATTTGTTGCTTTTCGGAAAGTTGTTCCTTGCCTTTAGTAGCAGGAAGGTTATCCATGTTTTATCCTTATTATCTAGGGGTGTCTTAAGTAGACAGTGTCTTTTTGAAAAATTACCCCGGGAGCGTCTACGCATGGGGGGTACCCGGGGGTGGCAGTCGCCCGGAGTATAGGCAAAGTATTATTCTAGTAGAGCTTGACAATTGGAAGTAAATGTGATATACAAAGAGAGATATACTTCATGAATACTTCATTTATATTACAGACATACTATGTCATTGATCTTATAGTATAACGAAATTAAACTAAGTATAGCGACGCTTGTCGCGTCGTTCCCTTAGAGTAAATATAATAGCAGGGGATGTACACTTGTCGTCTATCTGAGAATAGCACACAATCACACAGCAGATGAACTGATGGTTGATCTATCCATCAGGCGAACTATTCTGTGTTTTCTATTTTTGTTCTATAAGTCTAATTATACAACTATCCGGAATACTTGTCAAGAGGTATTCATCATATTTCTACAGTATTTCTCATTTTTATATCATTTTTTTATGTATTGAGGGATAGTACTTAGAGTATTGTTCCAGTTTATCTCCGGGAAATGCTTTGGGAAATACTATTTTATCATACTGATTTATACTTGTTCCCGTCCCAGAAATGGCGATATTGCTTTCCTTTGCTTTTGAGAGTATGATCTTGTCAATGCCAGTTCGGCAGACGGCACAAGCGAACGAAACGAAGCGCCTTCCACAAGCATTTCGCAAGTAGCGCGTGAGTTCTTTGAAAGTGTAAATAAGGTATAGAACGGCCGCTCGAAAGAGAAAGAAGCCGGTCTATCCCTATGTCCTAATTACTTCACAGTTCAACGTAGGAGAATACAGTGGAACATAGAAGTATAGACGAGGCGATTAGCCGCCATTACGGGTATCAAAACGCCAATGAAAGAACGTTTTATGGCGAACAATGCTCTAGTGACAGCATCAAGCCTCTATATGAACCGACTAGCGTCAAGACTACATGGTTTGTTGCGCTACTCTCGCAGCAAAATCCAGTATTTGGCCGCGCTCTAGTCCGTGAACGCCCGGTTACTCTAGATGAAAAGCTTGTCATTCAGGCAATGCCGGAAGTACATCAAGTAACCAAGTATGAGCCGAGACACTTTTCTAAGCCGACACTAGTCAATGTGAAGGTTTTCGAGAAAATCGGCAGAGTATGGCGCAAGCGGAATTACTGGCGCTTGGCTGGATTGATTGATGTTGGCCGGTATGACGTCATACGTTGTGACGGTCCTAATCTTCCGATGAAAAGCACATACGTTCCTGCAAACTATCGCAGAGCGAAAAAGCTTGATATTGGAAGGAAAGAACGGGCGAATGATACTGTAGGACAACAGAAGCGATATCGCATTGCTTCCGTTCCTATGGCAATTCGCTACGCCAAAGCAGTCATGCTAAGGAAACGCTTAGACGCACAAGCTGAAAAAGCTTTCCACAATGGCAACATTGCAAGGCATGATACACTAGACGCTAGGGCAAATGCTGTCAGTCAATGGTTAGTCCATGTTGCGGAAACTTTCCCCGACTTGGCTTTCAAGAGACCAGATGCCGAGCCCAATACAGACAAGCAGAAAATAGCAGTAGCCAAGAGAATGGCCGACAAAAATGCTAATATTCTTGGCTCACATATCTCGCGTTCCGACAAACTTGCTTCACGTAAACTGCGAGAGGCAAGACTAGAGCGGCAGGCGAAATGGAAAAGCAGGAAAGTAAACTACCGCTAGACTAGGACAATACTTCAATCCCCGATGGTTCGCGCTGTCGGGGATTTTTTTTGCCCAAATTTCTGGCTAAACCATTGATTTTATTGCGTTTTTAGGCTCATTAACGTGTTAAAAGCTATCTGTAGTATAATGACTGTCATAAGTCATTGATTTTATTGATCTTTTTGGCCTACCTATAGCTAACTATTTGATTTCATTGGTTTTTTGGGCAATTCCTATATGTGGGTGGAGCCGGGCGGCAGACATGCCCGGAAGGACATAGCGGCCTTATCCAGTCTCGCCGCAACCGCGCGTACCATGCGCTTGTTAGGTAGCTCAGCCAATGACCGCTAATTACGGCATGGCCTTGGAAATTCCGAAAGGGTTCCCTTGGCTTTGGTCGTATGGATCATGTGGCATTAAGAGTATCTAACAAAACTTGCCCTTGCGGGCTTGCCCCCTGACTAGGGGCTCAAACTCCCTTTTTCGGTTTGTCACATGCTCCCTAACTAGGAGCTACTTTCACCTTGCCTGCTTTCTCCTTGTTTGGCGGCATGTGGCATCCCGCTGCATGTCGTTTTGAGGCTCCATAACCTTTTAGGAGATTGAAATGGCAGGCAAGTCTAACAAGAAAGCTTTGGTTCCGGCTGAAAAGCCGTTGGATGGCGAAATCCTTCCTCCGGTCGATAAGGTCGAAGCCAAGGTGAATGAGCCGACGGCAGAAATGCATTCGGCTATCGACAAGGCTATCCGCGATGGCTTTGCAGCGTACTTCGCAGGTAAGCAGGCTGCCCATCTGTCTGCCGTTGCTGCGATCATGTGGGCTGCCAAGTACGGCGATGCTCGTTACCTCAACGTGGGTTTCGACCTGTGTGGTGGTTTCGGCGAAAAGCCGACTGCGGACGCTGAAAACCTTCGTTCGTGGGCCGGTCGCATTTCGACCTATACCGGCTCGGACGGCAAGGAAGCCAAGTGGCTTGGTTTCAACACCAAGGCGACGGAAGGAAGGAAGGCCGGTTTCTTCGTGAAGTCTGGTCTTGCTCCGGCCGCTGCTCGTGAAGCGATGGATGAACTGTCCCTTAAGCAGGGTCCGCGCTTCATGGACAACATCGCGAAGATGTCCAAGCCTCTCTCGCTTGAGGACGTTCTGCGTCTGATCTCGAAGTTTCCGGATACCGTCAAGAGCAAGGAGAAGAAAGTTGTCGAGAGTGGCTCTGTCCCTCTCCCGGCTTCGCTCGTTGCCAAGTTGATGGAAGCTTCTGCTGAGGCAACCATGCTCTCGGCTCATGTGGCTCCTGTAGCCAAGACTGCGTGACAAACTGACTAGGGGTCGACTTGAAGGAACCCTAGGGTTAAATCCTTTAGTCTTCCCCTAGGTATAACCCTAGTTCTCCCTAGTGGTTATAGGGGAGTACCTAAGCTGCGGCGGAAAAGGGTACTCCCTCAGTAACCCCTATGAGGTGATCCATGTTCTACCTCCAGTACAGGCATAAGCACTATGGGGCTGGCGCCCCTTGGATTGACTTTGGTCAGTCCTTCCAGACCACTTGCGAGTGTGATCTCCGTGTTTTGGAGAGGCGCTATCCGCCTTACAAGTTCCGCCTCCAGTTCCGTATCAGGAGGTAAACCCTTTTCTTAACCCCTAACAAAGGAGATTGGGTTATGAAGACGTATCAAGTTCGTTCTGGTGATTCTGAGTGGATCACACTTAGGGCCAAGTCGGAGAGACAGGCTTGTGATCGGTGGATCACTGAGACAATGGACCCCGATGCTTTCACCCAAACGCTGTTCGTTGAGCGTCCCGGTCATGGGGCTAAGCCCTATAGGTTCTCTCAGCTGGCGGAACAGTGGGTACGGAAGGTTGCTCCCACTCAGAATGCCCATAGCGAGGCATAGAGGCACCGTAGAAGCGAACTAACCCTAGGGGAGTACATTCCCTAGGGTTTTCCTTAAACCCTCTCAGCGAGGCTCTATTGCCATGTACGGGTATGTTCCTGATGAGACAAGGAGCTGAGTTATGAACGTGAAGAAGCCTTACTCAAATGGGAGAGTGAAACCATCCGATGCAACGAGCCAGTTGCTGGGGTTCCCTTGGACCTTCACTTATAAATGGAATGGGTACGAACTCGCTCCGTGTAATGACGTTGCGTACAGAGATATGAAATTAGCTACCTCTAGTATGCGTAAATACGTCAACGACTTGAACAAGAAAGCAGGAGCATGACATGATGAAACTATCCCGTCTTGTCGCATACCAGTACTGCAAGCTTGCTTGTTCCTTTTCTGGATATCCCCTCCCTTCGTATTCTGAATTTAAGAAGGTCGAGATAGTCCTTTTGTCCGATGACGAAATGAAGGAGAAGGTTGCTGAGCTTGAGGCAGAGTTTAACTATTCATTGGATGGTGACTCTCCTGCTGGATTCGTACAGGATTGGTTAGATGGGCATATGACACTGTTCATTTGGGATCATTATGCAGATGGTTGGAACCCTGATACCTGTATTGATCATGCTCATGGTGTATTAATACATGAGCTAGTTCATTACCTCCAGCACACTAATGACGTTAATATGAAAGATACTAAAAGGATCGAGACCGAGGCTTATACAGCCCAACGTAAATACATGCAGCAGGTAGGCTATGACAGTTTACCTGAAGATACAGAGAAATGGCTGAAGGAGATCGGCTATGTTGACTAAAGCACTTCTTCTGTGGGCAGTCCAGTTCGCGTCCTATCATGCGGGGTATCCTGTCCCTGCCGAACTGCCTACTGTTATCTTTATGTCCGATGCTGCTATAGATGAAGGCGCAGGACAAGATGCAGAGGCTTACACAGCTAGGGATGGAACTATCTATATGCCCAACAAGTGTAAGCCTATGGTAACTACTGAGTGCCGTGGGTTCCTCGTTCATGAAGTAGTTCACTATCTCCAGTACGAGAATGGTGATATACTTAACGCTACTTGTCT